TCTTAATTTGTCTTAAATCTATAGCATCTTCAAGGTCAATACCTTTTTGAGCTACAGCTACCTGTATGTTATTCTCAAGCATACCTTTCTCTTCTTCATCAGGTTCTAGCTCTATGAATATACCAAAATCATGTATATGTAAATTTTGTAGTTCATCTAGTGTGGCTACATTATGAACCCCTATGCTTTGTATAAAAGCTTCTCTTGTAGGTGAATACTCTAAAACATCAGATATTCTAAGAGATAAACATTCAGCAGTTTCTGCTGTTAAAAATAAACCAGACTGAAGTATGTGTCTAGTTGCTGTGTTTGAGTTTGCTGCTGCAAGTTTTTGAACACCTACCAGAGCATTCTTGTCAGGACTACTACCGTCTCTTGCTTCATTCAATCCAGTAACATCCCTAATCATTTGCATATAATAGTTATATGTCTGTATTAGTGTTTGCATTTTAGCCCCACCATTACCACTAGCAATTTCTTGAATTGGTACTTTACCGGGATTCATATCCCCATCAGATGTTAATGACCTACCTACGATACTACCAGTTTGGAAGAACATGTTTAATGCCTCTTGCGGATTGTAATTGGTACCATTACCAAGATCAACTTCAGCTATACCATCAGCATCTAAATACACACCATCAGGTATCATTCTTGACATAACTTGTTGCAACTTCAAGTGTGTCAACTGTATCATGTCAGCAAACCCTGTAATCCTACCGACTAAAGATTCTATTCTACCTTTATAAAGTCTAGGTGCAACAATAGAATAATTCATTTTAACCTTAGAACTATCGCTTTTGGGTCGCATCATGTTTGTTGCCATCTCCCACTTAAGAAGTTTTTTAGTACCAAGAATTAAAACTCCTTCATACAGGACTTCTATAGATCTAGATACTTTTTCAAAGTTAGAATCTAAAACTTCTACAGGAGGGTTGAAGGTGTCATCCTTTACTAAAATTTTTGATGCACCCGTTGCAGTCTCTTTTATTTTGTACACTTCATTCATGTACGTTTTATAATTAAAGTAAAGAACATCTATTTGATTGTTATCACTTTGATTATATAAAGCTCTTGTGTTAGGTATTGCAGTGTTGTTAGGTTGTTTACTTATTTCCTCTAACTCTTCTTGACTCATATTAGGGAACTCCCTTTTGAGTTCATTAATAGGTATAGTCTTTATCTCACCTGCATAATATATGTCTTCAAAATATGGAGAGTCAGTGTAAGAGTAAACTAAGTTAGCAGGGTCAACATACTCAATCTTAATTCCTTCAGATTCAGTAAAAGTATTTTTTACACAACCAATACCTATTACAGTAAGATCGTAATAAAACCTTTTCTTTACAAGCTCATATCTATTTGAATCAAACAACACATTTATAGCTTGTTCTTCTGCTATCTCTATTGCTTGCTTGTAAGTTAACTGCATGTGTAGTGCAAGCTCCTCCTCTGAATCTGGTAGCTTTTCTTCTGGAAAGTTAGCTATGTCAACTCCAAACGCTTGTTTTGTAAAAGCATTTAATTCTTTAGTTCTCATGTCAGCCAAAAGGCTTTCCATGTATTCAGTTCTTTTACTTATCCCATAAGGATCTTGAGAGTAAGCCTTTACATCGTAAGTTCTATCTGCAATACCGTTAACAACAATATCTACAAACTTAGGTATAATGGGTACTGGTTTCCAGTCTAAGTTTAAATAAGATAGATCACCATTAATAGATAATTCATCTTTATACTTTTGAATAGATTGTTCACCTCTAGCATATAATCTTAATCTGTGAAAACTGTCAAAATTAGATTTGAACCTATCATTCCCATAATCAGAATGGTAAAACCATTCGTTCTCTATAGCTTTGGCTACTTTTAAACCATAGTCTAGACTCATCTTTTCAAGATCACTAACTACCTGACTTGGGAAATAACTTTTAATACCTGATTGAGCCATATTATTGTTTTATTAATTTAGATGAGCTTCCTTCATTGTGATACTTAGAAAAGCCAATATTAAATTTTGTTTTCTCTCTTTTTACATTTGGGGCATAAAGATTTCTATTACAAGCCATTACAGCTAAACCACTACTAATAGAAGCATCAAATTTAGTTCTGTTATTTATATCAAACCTTGACCAATCATTTAGTGTTTTATTAAAATACATACTTCCATGATCTCCGTCAACAGTCATACCAACGTGCTCTTGAATATACATTTCAATAGCAGCTGCGTGCGCTTGTTTTATGTCTTCACTAGAGTTTGGAATTCCACCAATTTCTTTTTCTGTAGTTGATAGTTTGTTCCAAATCTTATCGGGTCTATTCATTGAATATCCTCTGTACCCTCTTCTTTTTAAATAATATAAAAGTCTTGGTTTGTTGTTTTCTGCAAGGATTGGCATACCGTAAAACACAAGTGACATTAACACATCTTCAAAAAATATTTCTGCAGTTTGAGGTCTAGCTATGTACTCTAAAAAGAAATGATTTGGTGGAGCATCTTCCATAGAAAACTTAGTTAATCCATGCAAAGCCCCCTTAGACCCCTGACCATCTACAGTACCTGATATATCATAACTGTCACACCCAAAAGCACCCATGTGTTCATTACCGGGTTTCTTACCTATAGCTGTTTCTATTACTTTATTTTGTAAATGAGATTTTGGTATCCAACTAACACTAAATCTACCTTTTGTATCTGGGTAAAATATTACTTTAGAATCTTTAATACCACTCACCCATTGAAAATTACCAGTTGTTATACCAGCTTGATTATTAACACCTTCGTTATAATCTATTTGTTGGTATATTTTAGTTAAGTTAAATATACTGTTTTTTGTTTCATCCCTAAAAGCATGTTCTTCTGTTCTAGGGAATTGCCTGTAGAATTCATTTAAAGCATCTGGATCATTTTTTAATCCATCAACTTCATTTTGCCAATGCTCTAATATACCAATATCTATAATTTCTTCATAAACTCCTTTAACTTCCGTTTCAGGTGTATCAAATACCGGCTTACCATATTCATCAATAAACCCTTCATAATTCCATTCCATAGGAATAAAAAGGCTATAAAGCCCAGAGCTAGTTTGCCCATTTCTGTTTCGTTTATTAACATCGGAATCTCTGTATAGTTTTTTAAAATTTCCACCACCTTTGTCTAATGAGTTAGATGTACTACCCATCATACATTTTCCGATTATTCTACTACCTAATCTTAAGGTTGTTTTGGTAACCCTCCAGTTGTTGAGTATGTTGTTCGGTCTCTCCCATTTCCCTGATTCATCATGTACAAGGAGTTTAAGTTTCTCCCCATCATAGGAGTTGTCACCGGTGTTCTTCCAATCGATGGTGGTGTCCAAGCCTTGTAAATCTTCTGGTTTGTCCGTACTCGTGATACTCCGTCTGGTAAGTTTTGATGCTGGTACTCTGAACGCAAGTTCTGTTTTAGGTCTATCCATACCGTCTTGGATTGGCTTGAAAAAGAACGGGTAGTTGACGGATATTGGCACGACTTTGTCTGTAAACATTTTCTTAGCATCAGGACCGGACTTGGACAAAATCCCGTAACGTGCGTCACTGGATATTGTTGCCAAATTAACGGTCTCACCACTTGCCATGAAAGAGAACCCCGATCGTCTATTCTTAAGGTAACACATTCCATAACATCTGGTGTCTGCCTTACATGCCTCCCAAAAGATGTAGAATAATCTATTGGCTTCACGAAAGTCTGGCTTCCCGACATCAATCTTACTCCACTGCAAGTACATGTAATGAGTACCAGTAATATAAGTAGGAACATTCCTGTTATTGTACCATAAACCTTCCTCTCTACGTTTGAACTCATCTTCTATATATTCTATATACTTTTCTTTAAAATCATTGGGGTATTCTTTCCAATCAAATATTGTTTTTATCTTACTAAGCTCTTTAGGGTATTCAGTATACTCCCACTTATTACTTTTAAACTTAACAACATTACTTTGTTTTGGTAGAGCTATCTTAAGATTTTGTATCTCATATATTTCCCCAATTTGCCCGGTCTTACTAATCACAACAAGGTCGTGTTCTTTGTTATAACCGTACCTCCATTTTTTAGACTTATTAAGTCTTGATATTGTATTTAATTTAATTGGAGTTACAACCTTATATAAGGTTTGTTTGTACATATATTATCCTTTTGTAAAGAAAGCATATTCCATTTGAACTACATCAGAAGTGCTTGAGTGTTGTACGTGTAGCTGAACACCCACGTTTGCTTCTGCGTGATGAACAGGCATGAATAAAAACTCTCCAGCACTTAAACGAGCAATCGCTTCATCGGTAGTAAATTCAACATCTACCTGTCGCACTGTAGCTGTTGAGCCATCAGTTGTGCCAGTGTGCTTAACATATAAATAAGCAATAGCAGTTGATGTTGGTACTATTACGCTTGCGTTTCCGGTCGCTGTTGCAATTATTTTAGAAATACCTACAAGTGGAGCAACTACTGTTAAACTATCTGTTACAGAAAAACTTAAAGTATCTGAACTTACATCTGTACTTGCTAATGTTAATGTGGGTGTTAATGTTGCCATATTTTTTTATTTAGATCTTTTTTCTGCAAAGCCACCAAACGACACATTTTTATCTACATCAACTGGTACTTTGTTTTCTATTATGTTTTCTTCTTCTTCTATTCTTTTGAGTATTTCAAACGCATCAAAGATAGCTAATTTTTTAGTTGCTGCAGCATTCTTTAACCTATCCGCTGATATATCTTCATTTGAATCTACAATAGCTTCTTTAGCAACTTTAATTAATTCCTCAACTGCTACTTGCCCAGCTTGGATTATATTCTTCTTCGTTTCCTTGATATTCATATTTAATTGTAATAAATTTAGTGTACACTCTATATAAGCGTTTACCGTCTATAATAAACTCATAATGAGATGATGGTGAAAAACCTACTAAATCACCATTTTTAAAAGTTCCATCAGTATATTTTATTATACCTATGTTTTCTTGTTCTTGATCTGTACTAAACTTATCTTTGTTTATTATAGGTTGTACCCAGCAAAAACCTTCCATAGAAATCCAATCATTACTATTTTTATACAAAAATATTTGATCGCTGTTTACAATATATGTATTTTCGTTAAAATAACTTTTACTGTTTTTTTCAATACCGTATTGGTTGCTCCACCTACGAAAAACATTGTGATGTAAAACTACTTCGTCATTAATATTAATGTTTGTATCGCCAATCAAAGGTTTAGATAAAACTTTAGCTTTTCTGTTTATATAATTGTGGTTATATATTTCAGTGTTAAGTATTAGCTCTGAGTCTCCTACTTTTTTTTTGTTTTTATATCTTTGTCCTATTGGTGTTACAACAAAGTTGTAAACCGACTTCATTAATACTGTAAGTTATATTCTACAGAGACAGCCATATTTTTATTAAAGTCTTTCCAAGGTAAAACATCTTTACCTTTTCTAATATATACGCTGTACTTATTTTCTTCTTCTAAGATGTCACATATAGTATGACCACCATACACTTCTTGCCCAACGGCATAGTGCATGGCGTCATTCTTATAGTCTTTACCTATACTAATTTTTCTTATCAGCTTCGACATCGTAGTTTATTTCTCCTGATTGTATGTTAACATTAACAGTACCATATTGATCTTCAAGTGATTTTTGAAACTCACTAAGGCTAGATTGAAGTTGACCAAGCTGGTGTAGTAGTTGATGCTTTGCATTTTCGTATCTACCTATTTCCATTTGGTTTTTATTCATATCACTTACAAGTCCTTGCAGTTGTTTTAATTGCTCGTCAGTAATTTTTGTAGGTTTAAGGTCTACTACCTTTTCTTTTTTTGCCATTTTATTTAATTTAAGTTAATTGTTTTTGTTTTTATTTTTCGAAATGTAATAATAGTTTTATTGGACTTGTGTTATACACGATATCTTCGTTTACAACATCAGCCGTAGTAAATGCTTCTGTAAGAACTATAGTTGTACTTGTTAGTGATGCAACAACACCCATAGCTTTTGTAATAGCTGTATTTGCTGTTGTAGCAACCGCTACAGTATCCCCTGGTAGTATGAACAATCTAGGATCAACATCCTTTACAGTCATTGTTGG